GAAGAAAACGTTATGCAAGATCTTAACTACAAAGCAATAGGTGATACTTGTGGCATACAAATTAAATATGCATCATATGAAACTAATAATTGGAATGGTATTTTTTCATCTGACAGTGAGTATTTAGGATTGATTAATTTAGCAAGGGTAAAACAAATATCTGTGTTAGATCAATTAGATTTAAACGAGCATTTATCTAAAATAGAAAGAAACAAACTAGATGCAATAGAAAAAGAAATCAATAGCTACAAAAAAACATATGGTCTTATTGATTTTACAGACATGATACAGAAATTTTTAGATACAAAAGATGTGCCAGAGTTTGATGTTATATTTGTAGATGAAGCACAGGATTTGTCGCTAATACAGTGGTCTATGATAAATAAAATAGAACAAGATACAAAGTGTGATGTGTGGGTAGCAGGTGATGATGACCAAGCTATATTTGGTTGGGCCGGTGCAGATGTAGATTCTTTTATTGACTATGATGCAACAGAAATACCCTTAACAAAATCAGAAAGAGTGCCAAGTAGTATACAGAAAATTGCATTAGATGTCATTGATAGAATACAAGATAATAGAATTGACAAAGAGTATTTTCCAAAGTCTCAATCTGGTGAGATTTACGAGCGATATAAAATATCTGACATAGATATGTCTACAGGTGATTGGTTAATACTTACTAGAACTAAGTCATTATTAAAACCAATACCAACTTATTTAAAAAAGAAAGGTTTATTTTTTAATACAACACAAGGAAATAGTATTGGTAAAAGTTTGTATGAAGATATACAATACTGGTCGCAATTACAAAAAAAGATTGCTCTTCCTGACATACAATTACAAAGAATTAAAGAAAGAATAAAAGGATCAATGAATCTATCATTGAAGTGGTATGATGCATTTAACAATGTATCTGATAGTCAAATAAATTACATGAGATTATTACTACTAAACAATGAAGATCCAACGAAAGACGCAAGAATAAAAGTATCAACAATACATGGTGCAAAAGGTGGTGAAGCAACTAATGTTGTTTTATTTTTAAATCATACAGCAAACACGCTTAAAGGAGCAAAAAAATCTGTATACAAACAAGATGAAGAGTATCGTGTTTGGTATGTAGGTATCACAAGAACTATGCAAAATTTATATTTAATAAAATGTCCAAACAAATCTAAGGAGTTTAAAATATGAGTGACGATCCATACAAGAAACAAGTGTCCGGTACACATTATATGTACATGGAAATACAGCCGGCAGAGTTTATAAATAAGAACAAATTGCTTTTTGCAGAAGGAAATGCTATAAAATACATATGCAGACACTCTCACAAAGGCGGAGTAGAAGACATAGATAAAGCCATACATTATTTAGAAATGATCAAAGAGAGAGATTATAAATGATATTCAAAGCACAAACAGAATGGGTTAAGCCTACTGAGTTTCCTGATTTAAGATTTTGTAATGAAATTGCAATTGATTTAGAAACACATGATCCAGAATTAAAAACTATGGGCTCAGGTTCTGTAGTTGGTAAAGGTAAAGTTGTAGGTATTGCGATTGCAACAGATGGCTATGCAGGGTACTTTCCATTCGATCACGAAGGTGGTGGTAACCTTGAAAAAAGTAAAGTAATTCAATGGTTTACAGATATTTGTGCATCTGAGTCTACAAAAATATTTCATAATGCAATGTATGATATCTCATGGATAAAATCTATGGGTATAAAAGTTAACGGAAGAATTGTTGATACTATGATTGCAGCATCACTTGTTAATGAAAATAGATTTAGATTTGATCTTGGATCATTAGGTTGGGATTATTGTGGCCACGGTAAAAATGAAACAGAATTAAATAACGCTGCAAAAGAATGGGGACTAGATCCTAAAGCAGATATGTGGAAAATGCCAGCGATGTATGTTGGTAACTACGCTGAACGTGATGCGGAGTTAACTTTAGCTTTGTGGAAAGTTATGCAGAAAGAAATTATAGATCAAGACTTGCAATCTATTTTTGATTTGGAAACGGATCTTTTTCCTTGCCTGGTTGATATGCGATTTCTTGGGGTGAGAGTGGACGTTCAAAAAGCTCATACACTGAAGCAACAGCTAGCGAAACAAGAAGAAACATTACTCCAAAAAATAGAAAAAGAAACAGGAGTACAAACTCAAATATGGGCAGCGCGGTCGATAGCCAAAGTCTTTGATAAATTAAACCTGGAATACGAACGGACAGCAAAAACACAAGCGCCTTCATTTACTAAAAATTTTCTTTCTACTCATAATCATCCTTTAGTACAATGTATAGCAAAAGCAAGAGAGATTAACAAGGCACATACAACATTTATAGATACAATTATAAAACACGAACACAATGGTAGGATTCATGCAGATATAAATCAAATTAGATCAGACACTGGTGGGACAGTAACTGGTAGATTTTCTTATAGTAATCCAAACTTACAACAAATTCCTGCACGCAACAAAGATTTAGGACCGATGATTAGATCCCTCTTTATTCCTGAGTCTGGTTGCGAGTGGGGATGCTTTGACTACAGTCAACAAGAACCAAGACTAGTAGTGCACTATGCATCCCTTGATCAAGATACAAGCGTCTTTAGTGTTAAAGATTCTTACGAAGATGGTGACGCTGACTTTCATACAATCGTTGCAAAGATGGCGGACATACCAAGAAGTCAAGCTAAAGTAATTAATCTTGGTTTGTTTTATGGTATGGGTAAAGCTAAACTACAGGCAGAACTTGGTGTATCAAAAGACAAAGCAGAAGAGTTGTTTTCTGTTTATCACGAAAGAGTTCCATTTGTTAAATCTCTTACACGATCTGTATCTAACAGAGCACAGCAACGTGGACAGATCAGAACTTTACTTGGCAGACTTTGTAGATTTCATTTATGGGAACCAAATAGTTTTGGTATGCATAAAGCATTACCGTTTGACCAAGCTGTCCAGGAACATGGACCAGGTATCAAGCGTGCTTATACATACAAAGCACTAAATAAATTAATACAAGGATCAGCTGCAGATATGACTAAAAAATCTATGCTAGAATTATATAAAGAAGGCATTGTTGCACACATCCAAGTACATGACGAGTTGGATATTTCTGTAGAAAATGATATAAAAGCTAAACGTATAAAAGAGATTATGGAATCTGCAGTTGAACTTGAGATACCTAATAAAGTAGATTATGAAAAAGGTACAAACTGGGGTGACATAAAATGAGGAATAATTATGGCTTATTTAAATGCAAACATACCACCAACCTACGCACAAATAAGGAGAGAATATTTATATGATGGCAAAAAACATCATGGAGAAGTTGAAGACTGTATTATCTTTGGTATTAGCTGTATGTCAGGTCGTGCTATTTTATGGCATGCTATTATGGAGAATGGTGCAATCTTTTATCGTCTCCCAATTACGGCTTTTATTCAACGTGATTTTCAACCGAAAAATGTTCCAATTCGAAGACTTGATGAACTGGAACTTTGGAATTCTTTTAGTTATTACCCTGCTGTTACTACTTATGATATTTTAAGTGGACAACATGGTAAATACATAGGCAAAGATAAAAAATGGCATCACGGTAATTATCTATTTACCATTGACTTTGCACATCCAGATTGTAATATACTTGACACGGAACATTCCGAAATACCGCACGAACACAAGTGCGCTCACATAATTGCGTTACATGACGGCAATTATGCGGCACAGCCAAACAATAGAATAATCTGGGATTTACCTTCATTTACAGTCAAAGACAATGTTCCTGACTGGAAAGTGCAAACTAATGAGTGGAGTGTGGAAGACTCAGGCAAATGGATAACAGAAGATACTGATAAGTTCTTCTATGAAATTGAGGAGAAAAAAAATGATTAAAAAAATAAAAGATAAGGCTATGCATTATTGGTCAAATCACAAAGTAGAATCTATTGTGTTTGTAATTTTAGTAATAGCTTTAATTATTAAATAACATGAATTCGTGTAATGTATGTTTTCACCCTTGTCATTGTGGAGAAGAAAATGATTTACACGCGGATGAGTATGGAGTTTGCACTTGTGAAGGGTGTCAATGTGAAAAAAGTGTAGATAAAACATATGAGAATGAGGTTGAAAAAAGTAATGGAGGTTAGTAGGGTGAACTATTGGTTTACAGCAACGTTAATTATTTTATTTGTTATGTTAGCATTTATGCAACCGGCATATCCAGGTTCAACTCAAACTAATACATCAGGATCTAATACTGCTATTGAGGGTGGGTATACATCTACTGCTACTACAACATACCAAACAGGGTCTAGTTCCAATACAACTACAAACTCTACAAGTAATTCTAATGTTAAATCAGCACCGCCAAGTGCAGGTGCACCATCATACAACAGTATGACACAAGATGTTTGTGCTGTGGGTGTATCATTAGGTGTTCAAACATTTGGACTTGGTATTAGTGGTGGTAAGCATGCAATAGATAAAAACTGTGAAAGATTAAAATTAGCAAGAATACTAAATGACTTTGGTATGAAAGTTGCAGCTGTAGCAATACTTTGTCAAGATGAAAGAGTGTTTGAGTCTATGATTCAAGCAGGTACACCATGTCCAATAGATGGTAAGATTGGTAAAGAAGCTAAACAATTATGGGGTAAGTATGATCATGAAAGACCGGACTATACTACATATGTTAAACGTATGAAAGACAGAGAAAAAGCTGACATTGCAGAACAAAAAAGAATTACAAAAGAAATGGACGCTATGGACAAAGCTAAAGCAAAAGAAGAAGCTAAAAATAAAAAAAAGATAGAGTGGAAAGACCCTAGATGATAGACCGTTTTATATATAAATTTTGTGGAGCGATAGATAGTTTTTGTGAATCTATTGCTAACATGCTAGCTGGACCAAGGTGCAAGTGTAAAAAGAAAAAGAAATGAATAAAAAACCAATGAACATATCTGAAGAGGCAGCTGTACAGATGCCGATGAAAACGGTAGCTAGCCTGATCGTGCTTGTTGCAATGGGCGTGTTCGCATACACAGAGCTGACTGCGAGGTTGGTATCGTTAGAGACATCACGTGAGTTGTTTGAAAATGATTTACTTAAAAAATCTGAACAGGTGCCCGTCGATCAGGAGCAACATTTTTTATTAGAAGATTTATACAAGTCCGTAGAGAAGATGGAAGAAACTCAAGAGATGAACATGACAAACAAAGTCAATATAGAAT